CTAAACTCGACATTTACCTTTCAGCGGATTAAGGTCGATTGCATCCTGTAAAAAATCCGGGGCAAAATGTGCGTACGTCATCGTCTGAGATAAATTAGCGTGCCCCAGCAATCGCTGTAGCGTCAGGATACTACCGCCATTCATCATAAAATGCGTTGCAAACGTGTGTCTCAGGACGTGTGTTGCCTGCCCGCCCGGCAATGTCGGTTTCACTTCCTTTAAAATTTTCCGGAAGCGCTGATACGAGATATCAGGGAATAACAGCCCGTTTTTACCATCACATATCATGTCAGCAACATCATCAGAAATTGGTACAATCCGGGGCTTGCGGGTTTTCGTAAATGTAAAACGTACCTTATTCTGAATCACATGTTCCCGCTTTAACCTGGTTGCTTCACTCCACCGGGCACCGGTACTGAGGCAAAGAACAGCAATGTTATAATCATCACCACTAAGGTTAGTCAGCAATCTGCTGACATCATCATCCGTCAGATATGACATTTCCGTGGCCTGCTCTTTCAGCTTCTTATAACCACTGAAAGGGTGTTCGCCGAGATAAAGACCAGCATCAATTAAATACGTAAAAATGCCGCGCACTGCGGTAATTTCACGATTAATCGACGACGCTTTAACCCCGTGAGCCGTGCGTATCTGGCAGTACTGGGATATAAGTGATTTGTCTATTTTTGGTATTGCAGGGTCTGACATCACGCGGCAAAACATATCAATTCTGTTCTTTTGATCTCGTCCATGATCGAGATGACTCCCAAATAAATCCCACCATTGTTGCGCTATTTCGCTTAACAGGCGATTGTCGGTTAACTTCGGCGCCCACTCTTTCGAGTGATTGGCCATCACGTACCGTTCATAGTTAACGGCTTCAAACTTCTTATCAAATTTCCGTCTGACGCGCTTTCCGTTACGGCCAGTCGGACGAATGTCCACTTCATAGCGACCATCTTCGAGTTTCTTAATTGACATAAGAAAGCCCTCCGAGGGTGCAAAGACTTTGTGAATCAATAAATTCACAAAAATCGAGATGTATTGTTAACCAGTTTTCTTGTCTGAGCGGCGTGACATTGTTTCGTCTTGCCCACTGTGTGCGAGGACCGGTGCTATCTGACCAGCTTCGGGATTGATTTCATCAAACATGAACCATGTCATATATTTTCGAAATATGGGGATTGAAAAAAACTTCATTGCTGACTCTAGCGACATCTTTGCCTTGCCGCTCTCATATCCATGATAAGTAACATAATTAACACCAATCATCTCAGCAACCTGCTTGACATTTAATCTCTCAGATTCTCGTATCAGCTTTAATTTCTCTCTATCGAATGTTGACATAATATTAGAACTCTCTTATTTTATAAGTGAATTAAAACCAGCCGCCAGAGCAGCAGCGAGCGCAAGGGGGCTACAAAGAGCCACAGCAAGAGAGGTTAACAGATGACAAAGGAAAACGTAAAGGTTGCCGCTGCATTGAAAGCAGGTTCTGCGGATTATGTGACCGAAGCCCGATTTGCAGAAATGATCGGCAAAACAGCACAGGCTGTTTCTGATATGCGCAAGGCCGGGAAATTGCCTTATGTGACAATGAAAAAACCGGACGGTAGTCGTAACGAATATTACATCAGTGTTTCAGCCTGGAATGAGGGTATGGATCTCGCGCGTGCCACTCTGCCCGACGAGGTCCGAAACGGCTGGCTTGTGTGGCTGGGTCTCGGTAAGCCACAGGTTAGTTGAGGTTGACCATGGTTAAGCAAATAAGCACACACAGTCAGGGATATCGCGGGTTTATTATTATCACCCTGCCGCGTAACACGACACGGAAAATAACGCAGTATCACGTCACCCTGTCTGATGGGGCTGATAGCTGCCACTCGTTCGGGAAGTTTGACGCACTGGCACAGGCAACACGTTTTATTGATTCATTGTTCAGCAAGAAATAACGGCGGTGACTTATGCGTGCAACAGCTGAATTAATTGATATTACATCACAGTTACAGAGTGAAGATATTAATCGTTCACTGGCTGGCGTTAAGAGTTACAAAAATAACGGCATGTCATTTTCTGAAAGAACAGAAAAACTGACAGAGGCCGGGGCATTGCGGACAACTGTTTTTTTCAAAAACAAACAGGATAATCCGGATAATAGCGAACTGACCGGATTTATTGAATATATGAGGCTGTCAGACAAACGAATGCTGGATATGATTTTCTTTCTTGCTGAGTTAGGTAATAAAGAAAGGAAATATGCAGACCTGACAAAAGAGGAAAAACAGCAATTAATTATTGCTATTAATAAAATAAAGTCACTAACGGCATTAATGCCTAAAAATATTTCATACCCGATTTAAATATTGACCAAAAAGAAAGTGACCTTAACCGGTCAGGGCTTTTTATTACCTAAATAATGAGGTTTTAAAATGAAATCAATTCCGGAACCAATATTCACCCCTGTAGCTGAAAACATCAAAGCCAACCGCGAAGACGAACGTAAAACCTTGCTTGATGGGTTTGCCGGTCGTTTGCGCACCATTTCCCATAAAGCGTTAAGACAGAAAATGACACCAACTGAAATTTATCACCTGCTCAATGGTGAGGCTGACCGTATCGAAAACGAAGCGGGAGAGCTGAACCATGTCTGACGAAATCGACCGCGCCAATGACCACGCCGCGCTTGTGCTTGAAAGCCAGATAGCCGCCGCCCGTATTACTGCTGCGGGTGCGTCTGCGTTTGAATGTGAGGGGTGCGGTAAACCAATCCCTGAGCTACGCCGCCGCGCTGTGATCGGCTGCACCATGTGCATTGATTGCCAGGCAATTGATGAGCTGAAAAACAAACATTACCGGAGCGTGTGAGATGATTCATTATCACGGCGGACCGATAACACCCGATACATGCGCGATAAGAGCGTGGAAAGCGCGTCACGCATTTATCAGTTTCGCCCACCCTTCACAGTTAAGTCTCGCATCAGAAATATGCCAGTCATTCGCAGTTGATAATGGGGCGTTTACTGTATGGAAAGCCGCCGGACGCAACAAAATTGACTGGTCTGATTATTACGGTTTCGTTGAAAAATGGAAGCGTCACCCGCGCTTTGACTTCGCGATTATCCCCGATGTTATCGACGGCGGAGAGGCGGAGAACGATGCACTTTTAGCAGAGTGGCCACACGGTGATTTCTACGGTGTTCCGGTGTGGCACATGAATGAGTCTGATGACCGGTTTATTCGTCTGTGCCATGAATATCCCCGCATTGCCATCGGTAGTTGTGGTGAGTATGACGTTCGACGGCCAAAGGCATCAGTCGCCAGGATGAAAGACCTTATCCGGCATGTTGTCGATGAAAACGGATTTCCGGCAGCAAAGTTACACGGCCTGAGAATGCTTAACCCGCAGATATTTACTCAGTTACCGCTGGCATCAGCTGACAGCACTAATGTGGCACGAAATATCGGTATCGATAAATCGTGGTCTGGCTCTTATTCTCCGGCATCAAAAGAGACCAGAGCGGCGTTATTGGTGGAACGGGTCGAATCGAATAACAGCGCCAGTTCTCTGAACTATTGCGAAGAAAAAGACCGCTTTGACTATCAATTAAGTATTGCGGGGGTGTGATATGAATAAAACCATTCTCAAATGGGCGGGTTCAAAAGTTGGCATTATGGAACAACTGCGCCTACACCTGCCAAAAACAAAACGCCTTGTTGAGCCGTTCGCCGGTTCCTGTGCTGTGATGATGAATACTGACTATGAGCAGTATTTAATTGCGGATGTGAATAATGATTTAATCACTATGTATCGCGAAATCGCATCATTTAAAACCAACTGGGTTTTAGAGACGGCAAAGGATTTATTCGAGATCGAACTGTGTGAACCAGGTTATTACGAGGAAAGAGATTTTTTTAATAAGGCTAAATCAGCGCTGCCAAATGTAGCTATTGCCGCTTATTTTATTTACTTAAACCGTCACTGTTATAACGGACTGTGTCGTTACAACCAGAAAGGCGATTTTAATGCACCGCGTGGAAATTATAAAAAACCATACTTCCCGGAGAAAGAAATCCGCGCATTTGCTGCCAAAGCAGTAAAAGCCAACATCCAGCACCTCGTATGGCAGGACACGTTATCGCTGGTCGATTTTGGTGACGGTGTGTATTGCGACCCTCCGTACATGGGGAAAAATTTCACTCAATATCACGCTGACGGATTCACGGATAGCGACAATGAAGCACTGGCCTTTGCCCTGAAAGATTTGAATGATATTCAGGGCAACCCAGTAACGGTATCAAATTCACTGGCGGCAAAAGAGCTGTATGCGGATTTAGGCTTCACTATCCACGTAATAGAAGCACCGCGCACCATTGCGGCTAATGGTAACCGGAAGAAAGCACCTGAAATTATTGCTGTGCTGGGTGGTTGCCAATGAGCATCATCGACCCGCGCAACGGCATTTATATTACTGATACCCGCTACGCTATCGCCCGCCGTCTTCCGGAAGAGCATGCATCACTCCCTGAATACGCGCTGATTGAGGCTGATCTTGAAAACAATAGCTGGTCGTTGGTTTCCCGGTATGACAACCCTGTCGTTATGGTTGCTGACCTTGTCGCCATGCAGGTTATCAGGCCGAAAGATAAACCGGTAAAAACACTGGATGAGTATTTGCTTTTCAGCGAAATGATAGTGAAACGCTGTCAGACAGCGCTGTCTGTACTCCGGGAAATGCCGGTTGGTGACCAGCCATGACCGGAAAAGTCATTGATTTCAGTGTGCAGCCACCGCCGGAACCGGCGGTTTTTGTACATGAGTGGAACAAAAAGCGACATGAGGCGGTGCTGGGTTTTGAGCAGCCGTTAACGCCCGCACAACTTAAACAGAATCAGGATTTGCAGGATGAAATTGAACGTCTGCCGCGCATGCTGCGTTTTCCGTTCCGTAAGCGCTATGAAAGTATTTACGAAGAAAAGGGGCTGTTAGAGGCTCACAGATATCTGTATTTCAAATTTTATCGGGAAATACTTCCGCGAGTTAATGCCGTTAATGACCGCTTTTCAGTGCGTCATATGGATCAGTTTAATGCCCTGCCGGAGTTATCCGACAAGGCCGTTAAATTACTGGCAAAGCAACTGGCGAAAGTATTTTTTGAGCGTTGCCAACTGCTGATCGATAAGGTCAGCGAGATTGGTGATGGTGCCATATTTAAATTTAAGTACCTGTATGAAATATACGGGCACATGGCTGCTGATGCCAAAGAACTGCATATTACCCCGCTTCACTACAGCCGGTATCTGAAAGGCTCAATTAGTGAAAAAAATATCCACTCTGCCCTTGCCCGTCTGGTGAATGATGATTTCTGGTACCGCCGTTTACGGGCGCACCGTGCCCGCTGGCGTGAGTCGTTGCTGATTGCCGTTATGGCCGTCAATATGAATAAGCGTCCGTATGCCAGCCGCCAGGCGATTAATGAAGTCCGCGCCCAGCGTAAAGCGAACGAAGAATATCTGAAACAGATGGATATCGAAGACACCGAGACAGGTGAGCGGTTTGATCTGTTTGAAAAAGTGATGGGGAGTATTTCCAACCCTGAAATTCGCCGTATGGAACTTATGGCACAGATCGCCGGCATTGAAAGAGTGGCTATGCAACGCGGTGATATCGGCATGTTTGTTACCATCACGACACCGTCAAAGTACCATCCGACAAAGGTTACCGGTAAGAAAGACGATAAAAAGGCCATTATTAATCATAACTGGTCAAAAGAGGCTTACACACCAAAGAACGGACAGGCATATCTTGTTCGTGTCTGGTCGAAAATACGGACTGCTTTCAAAGACTACGGGCTGAAAGTCTACGGTATTCGCGTTGTTGAGCCGCATCATGATGGTACTCCGCACTGGCATTTACTGTTATTCACTGACAAAGCCAGCCGTGCACAGGTTATAGATATCATGCGCAAAAAAGCCCTTGCCGTTGACGGGAAAGAGCAAGGCGCACAAAAACACCGGTTTAAATGTGAACACATGAACCGTGGCGGCGCAGTCAGTTATATCGCGAAGTATATTTCTAAGAATATTGACGGTTACGCACTGGACGGTGAAATCGATAATGATACCGGAAAACCGCTGAGTGATACCGCCGCAGCCGTGACCGCATGGGCGGCAACATGGCGCATTCCTCAGTTTCAGTTTTATAACCTGCCGTCAAAGGGGGCTTACCGCGAGTGCCGCAAGTTGCGAGGTGTTTCTATCGCAGAGCAGATCGGTGATGTGGCGGAAAAGGTCCGGTTTGCCGCCGATAAAGGCTTTTTTGATGAATACATCCTTTCTCAGGGTGGCCCCTGCACCCCGCGTGACCTGCAAACGGTCAGAGTCGCGAGACGCGCCGCTGATCGGCTGAACCAGTACGACGAAGAAGTCCCGGAAGTATTCGGGATCTACTCCCCTGTTTTCGGCGGCGATGTCGTCAAAACCCGCGAACGTAAATACCAGATTGTTAAAAAGCGCGACAGCCAAAACCCGGCACCGGTTGCCGTTGGTTTTGATTTTAATCTTTCAAAGGGCGGCATCGCCGACCCTCGGAGTCCTGTCAATAACTGTGGATCGGTGATCTCAACCGATGGTGATAAATCGCCAAATTTAGCGCTAAACTACGGCGTGACAGGGGTTTACCAAATAAAACCGTGGGGTTCATGCCTCAGTGATAAGGCCGCTGAGAAAGCGGCACAGGAAGTAAAACCGGCACAAATCGCCAGACGGGTTAATTCCCGCATCACTTTAAGCGACAAAGAAATCGCATTTATTCCGGAAATACAGAAATTCACCGCCGCAATGGGGCATGAAATGCCAGCGGACGGGCTGATGATGATGTTTATCCGGGGAATGACTGTTGATTACGGTGATCAAAAACTGTTGTTCCGTGATGGCCGGATGCGGCTGGAGCTGGGCGACGAGATAAAAGTAGTGAAAGAACGGCAGCAGGCTGTTAAACGAAAGCAAAAAGCCGCATCAATATTGGTGAGAGTTGAGAGGCTAATCATGAAAAGCGACTTTACAATTAATAAAATTAATTGATAATATCTCAATATATTATTTATGGGTGACTTATTAGGTTAATTTCATGAAGAGCACTGATTTTTTTTCATGTGGTTTCTTTCATAAACTACATGAACTGAAAAATGATTTACATGCTATAGACAATTTCTATTCACATATTCAAAATTACTGGATAGATGTTGAAGAAAACATCAACAATTCAATTGAAAAAAAATTAAAAAATACAGAAAAAAAACATCATGAACATGTTATTGATATCTATATTTATGACTTAATTGACGCTCAAGATCGAGCACCTAGGTTTTATCGTGAAACAGTTTTTGTGTCTATTTTATCACAAGTGGAGTATTACCTTTTAGAATACTGCTCATTATTCAACCAAGAGGTTCTTTGTGGGGAAGATATTTTTAATAATTTAAATCATAAAAATGTATTAAATAATATATATAAGAATATGATTGATAGCATGGAATTTAACACGGAATCATTTTCCGACGAATGGAGCTATTTAAAAAATATTAAATTAATAAGAAATTCATTAGTTCACTCTAGTGGACGAGTTAATAAAAACGTCGAAAAAATAAAGAGATTCTGCGAAAAAAATAAAAATTTCGAATTAAAGGAAGGATTTATTACACTTGGAAAAAACACAATTAATGATGTGATAAATACATTAATCACTTTAATAGAAAAACTTGAAAATGAACAAGAAAAATGTATAGAGCGACATCAAGAAAAATTTGGAATTTATAATGTCATGGTCAATTATAATAATAAAAAATAACACCTACCTTACATACCACCTATATCACCAACAGTTCATTAAAAAAATACTATATAAGCAATTTATAACTGCGTAAGTTTATGCAAAAACCACCTAAAACTGCATAATCGAAAAAGGATCTCCACAGCCGCACAGCCCCATATCAGGTGGGGTTCAGAGGAGCGCTTGCGGGTGCATGAAAACCGCCCTATTTAGTGGGCAGGCGTGGCGGGGCTACGATTGCGCGGCGGCATGTTTATCCGCTTCCCGGTTGTCGCAAATTTCCCGGGCATGGCGGCGTTAAAAACAAAAAGAGGTGGTACGGGTTATCTTTTTTCAGGTCGTCGCACAGTGCTATACAGGAAGCGTAACGGGTGGTTTCAGGGGTGTAAAATCCGGCATATTCGTATTCCGGCAGCGGGTTCAGTATAATATCGTGGGGCGCTATTATTATAGGTAACGCCGATCTTCATCATGTACGGACGTAAAAAAACCGCCGGGCGGCGGTTTCTGTTTTTATATTGTGATTAATCATCCGGCAGCCGGTAATCCTCAAACCGGATCACCTCCTGACCGCACCAGTCATTCAGCTGTTTCATCTTGGCCTGTAGCGGCATCAGTTCATTGCGGACAAACACCTTTGCTGCCTTTTCCACATCTCCGAAGCCGCCGGTGTTCTGCGGAAGTATGCCCATCAGCTGCGGCGGTACCCGGTGCGCGGCCAGCATGTCATCACGACTGACGTTTTTGATGTTCAGAAATTCATCCTTAGCAGCGACTTCACTGAGCGGCATGATCTGAATGCCGTCTTTCTTCCCGTTCGGGGCATACAGGAACAGGTTGCGGAAGTTGCCGGGTCCTTTGCTGCTGCGTACCGCTTTACGGATGTTGTCGATATCACCCGGCGTTTGGGAAGAATCACTGATATACATGATGTACCCGGCGTGACTGCCGTTAAGATAATACCGGCGGCGGAACAGCGTGGCGGATTCGTTCAGCAGGGTTGACGGCAGAGCGGCCAGATATTCCGGCAGGCCGTACAGTTCCTGATTCACATCCGGTTCAATCAGGTGAAACACCGCGCCGGGTTCAAACGGGTACGGCTCACTCTCATAGCCGTATTTGGTGAACCAGTACTGATCCCCGTCAATCCCGCGCCGGGTGTATTTGGCCGGGGCGTGGTCAAACCGCAGGATGCCGCCGAGGCGGTTGTAACGGGTTTCAACGTAGGCGTTACCGAACATCAGAAAATCCAGCGCGAAACTGTCAAAGGTTTTCCGGTCTAACAGCGGGTGCGGGATAAAGGTGCTGGTCAGTATGTTACGTTTCACATAGATTGCGCTGCTGTGATGCGGTGCGGCCCGGAACGCTTTGGACAGCCCGTTAAAACTCAGCGGCGGTTCATACCAGTGCTCCATCCGGACACACTCCAGGTAATCATAAATCTCGCGGCTGTCGAGCACCGAAACCGGCTCGCCGAACGTGAACGCCTCCACGCCGCCGGTATTCTGTTGTTTATGCTGTTTGTTTTTGTTTCTGCGGCTCATTAATAAAGCTCCACGATATTATGATGTTGAGTGTTTTCACCCGTGATAGGTTCGTTGTACAGGGCATGCATCGCAGCCCAGGCGAGATCCGCATGGCTGGCATCCTCGCTGCGGCTGGCTTCATAGGTCGGGCGGTTGCCGCTGGCGGTGGTTGAGCGGCGGATAGACATAAATGACTGAATGACGTCCCGATCGCCGGCATCAAATTCCAGCCGTCCGCTGTTGATGACATCCCATGCTTTCAGCACCAGGGCGTTTTTTACTGCCGGGTTATAGACGAACTCCCGCACCTGCGGGAAAAACTCCTGCACCGATTTGTAAACACCGTGGCCGATCCCGGTACTGTCGATACCGATGTATTCCACGTTGTAACGTTCGGTCAGTTGCTTGATGGCTTCCGCCTGGGCGCGGAAATCCATCCCTCGCCACTGGTGACGCTCAAGGATGCGGAACGCGCCGCCGAACATCACCGGCGGTGCGATAACCACACACCCGGCACTGTCGCCGCCCTCGGTACCTTTTGCCGGGTCATAACCGATCCAGACCGGCCGGTGACCGTATGGCCGGTACAGTTCCGGCTGAAAGTCCTCCCACACATCCCATGAATCAACCAGGCAACTCTGCATCAGTTCCAGTGAGAAAATGGACGCAATATCATCCACAAAGTCACACATCAGCAGGTTCTGATATTCGTCCGGGCTGTATCTCAGACGCAGTTGTGCGATATCAAACAGGTCACAACCGCCCCGCACCGCGTCTTCAACGGTAACAATCTGCCGCCACTGACCATCCTCACACAGCCGGCCGTCACGTAATGCCGCATGGCTGATATCAATATCCACGTGGTCAGCTTTGGCACGGCCGCGGTTAAACAGTTTTCCTGACCAGAACGGGTACGCACTGTGGGTCAGACTCGACGGTGTGGAAAAATAGGTCTGCCGCCATTTTTTATGTAATGCCATCCCGGAGGCGACTTTGCGCAGTTCCTGAAATTTCGGTATCCAGAAATATTCATCCAGGTAAAGGTTGCCGTGATAACTTTGTGCGGTCCGGGCATTGGTGCCGAGAAAATACAGGGTGGCGCCGTTCGGCAGGACAATCGGATCGCCTTTCAGGTCAACATCGACTTCGCGGGCAATCTCAATGATGTACTGTTTGAATACATGCGCCTGGGCTTTACTGGCGGAAAGAAAAACCTGATTACGGCCGGTCAGCAGCGCATCCATAAAGGCTTCGCGGGCGAAATAGTAGGTTGCCCCTATCTGACGGGACTTAAGGATATTGCGTATGCAATTCTGCGCCCCGGCGCGATACCAGTTTTTCTGATACTCAAACATGTTCCCCATGAAAATCTGTTCCAGCTTTTCGATCTGTTCGTCGCTGAACACATTTTTTTCCGGGGCCTTACGTTCACCGGCGTTGCGGTTCGCCAGTTTCGGGTTGAGATCGGTTTCATTGCCGCCATTCTGGTATTTGCGGATTTTGGCGGCACGCTCCAGTTGACGCCCGAGCAGGTCAATCTCTTTGTAATCCTTGCCCTCTTTGCTTTCTTTGGCGATAAGCTGGCACAGCCGCGCTTCAATAGTGAACTCCACCCGGTCAAAAGGTGTGATGTCGTCCCACTGGTCGCGGCGCTTCCAGCTGTGAATGGTTGAGGCTTTCTCACCCAGCATTTCCGCGATCCGAGCAATACGGTAGCCGCTGAAATACAGGTGCATGGCCTTTTTGCGTGAGTCAAATACGGTTATCGTTTCCATGCCGCCAGATTACTGGCCGCACTTCCCCCGCGCCCTGCTGTTATGTTGTATACCCCCGGCGTACAACAGCCTTTCATTGTTTCCGCAGCAATTCACCGGAACCATAGCCCCATCATTACTGACAATCCCGTCCTGACTGATGGAGTCATTCACATGACAGTAAAATCAAAGCCGGTGCGTATCTGCACAGAGGGTGCCACCACTGACGGCCGCACCGTACAGCGCAGCTGGCTGACCGATATCGAACAGAACTACGACCCGAACGTTTACGGGGCGCGCATTAATATTGATCACCTCAACATGTCCTACATGCCGCGCCTGGGGGATGTCGAATCGGTGTATACCGAAGAAATCAAAGACGGTGCCCTGAAAGGCAAATTAGCCCTGTATGCCACGCTGAAACCCACTGACGACCTGATCGAAATGAATAAAAAGCGTCAGAAAGTGTACACCTCTGCTGAAATCGCCCCTAAATTTGCGGACACCGGCGCCGCCTACCTTGTCGGGCTGGCAGTGACGGATAACCCGGCCAGCCTTGGCACGCAGATGCTGCAATTCAGTCAGGGCGGCGGGGAAAGCCCGTTCGCAGGTCGCAAACAGTCGAAAGACAACGTGATTACCCTCGCGGAAGAAACCGTTATCGAATTCACCGGCGACAAGCCGGAAGAACCGAAAACCCCGTCACTGTTCGCCCGCATCACCGAAGTACTGACCGGCAAAGGTAAGCAGGATGATGCCCGTTTTCATGATGTGCATCAGAGCGTTGAGCTGATCGCCAAAGCCATCGAAACCATTCAGACGGATGTTGCCGCGCTGAAAAAAACCACACTTACGGTGGATGCACCGGAAGACCCGGCGGAACTGGCTACGCTGAAAAAAGAACTCAGTGAACTGAAAACGCAGCTGAGCCAGCAGGATAACAACGGTCAGAAACGCCCGGTGTCACTCGGCAACAACGGCACACCGCCGGAAGAACTGCTGACGGACTGCTGATCCCGGCCTCACCCGACTTGAGAAAGAGAACATGAAAAAAGAGACCCGCTTTAAATTTAACGCCTACCTGATGCAACTGTCTGCACTGTATGAGGTGCCGGTTGAGGAAATGACCAGCAAGGTTGAAATCACCCCGTCCGTGGCGCAGAAACTGGAAGATAATATCCAGATGTCCGCCGCATTCCTCGGCCTTATCAATATTGTTCCCGTCCCGGATAAAAATGGTCAGGTTATCGGGCTGGGTGTCGGCTCCACTATCGCCGGAACCACAGACACCACAAAAGAAGATCGCGAAGCGACCGATCCGTCTGAAATGACCGATATTAAGTATGAATGTCAGCAGACCAACTATGACACCGCGCTGACCTACCAGAAACTGGATCTGTGGGCGAAGTTCAAGGATTTTCAGCTGCGTATCCGTAATGCCATTATCCGCCGTCAGGCGCTTGACCGCATTATGATTGGCTTTAACGGTACACACCGTGCCAAAAAATCCGACCGTACTGCAAACAAAATGCTGGAAGACGTCAATATCGGCTGGCTGCAAAAAGTCCGCGCCGATGCAGAAGCGCATGTGATCAGTGATGTCAGAGACGATGCCGGTAACGTGATTTCTGCCGTGATCCGCGTGGGTAAAGGCGGTGATTTTAATAACCTTGACGCACTGGTGATGAGCGCTGTTGATGAGGTTATCGACGAAGAGTATCGCGATGACACTGAACTGGTGGTTATCTGCGGGCGCAAGCTGTTATCCGACAAATATTTCCCTCTGGTCAATAAAGAGCAGGAAAACAGTGAAAAACTGGCCGCTGACCTGATTATCAGCCAGAAACGCATCGGCGGGTTACAGGCCGTGCGTGCGCCGTATTTCCCGGAAAACGCCCTGTTTATCACCCGTCTGGATAACCTGTCGATTTACTGGCAGGACGAAACCCGCCGCCGCCACATCATCGACAACCCGAAACGTGACCGGATCGAGAACTACGAATCCGTCAATGAGGCCTATGTTGTTGAGGATTATCGCGGAACCGCGCTGATCGAAAACATTCAGATGCAGAACGGTGCTCAAAAACCGGAAACGCCGGACACCGGTGATACCGGCAAAGAGGGCGGCGAATAATGGGCGGCAGTATTTTCCGCCGTCATGTGATGCGGGTCAGTGCGCAGCAGGATGCACAGCAGCGCAACCCGCAGACACAGACCGGCACGGCCTACACCCAGATGACACTGATGATGAACGCTGACCGCCGCAGGCTGAAGCGCATCCAGTCATTTGAGCGCAAAGCTGCTGTGAAGCGGGAAATGCTGCCGAACTATGCGCCATGGGTCGGCGGTATTCTGGCTTCCGGCAGAGGACAGCAGGACGATGTACTGATGCGCGTGATGCTCTGGCGGATTGACGCCGGAGACTTTCACGGCGCACTGGATATCGCGGACTACGCCCTGCGCCACGGTCTGAAAATGCCGGAAAACCACACCCGGACAACCGGGTGTGCCATTGCGGAAGAAATCGCGGATATGGCGGAAAAGATGTACGTCGCCAAAACCCCGGTACCGCTGGATGTGCTGACCCGCACCCTGAACCTGACCGGGGAAGAAGACATGCCGGATCAGGTCCGGGCAAATCTCCTGAAATGGCTGGGCTATGCACAGCGTGATGACGGGTATTTACAGCCTGCCACCTGTTCATGGTTACGGGCACTTGAATTATATGACCGTGTCGGCGTTAAGCAGGATTTGCGCCAGCTGGAAAAGCTGATCGCAAAACAGCAGGAAGAACGCGACGCGGCACAACAGAACGAGCCACAGCGCCGGGGCGGCACAGCGGAGTAGCCGACCGGCTTTTCCGCTGTCCACCGCCCACCTTTTACGGGGTAACCGATGGACTTCACATCAGACAAAACAACAGACATACCGGACGAAACACTCAGCAGCGGGGATTTTTTCCCGGATATCAGTCTGCGGAATTATCAGCAGTCCATGCTGACGGACGGCAAAGTGACCACAGAACGGTTACGGCACGCACTGGTCAACGCCATAACGGAAGTCAACCGCGAGCTGGCAGGCTGGAAACAGTCACAGATTGCCGCCGGGTTTGCCTCACTGGAGGCGGTACCGGCCAACCACATCAATAACGACAGTGAACTGATGCTGCTTTACCGCCGGGCGGTATACAGCGGGGCAAAAGCGACACTGACTGAGCGTTACCGCGACACTGACACCACCGACAGCGGCGAAAAGAAAGCTGCCGCCCTGAGTGAAACGGTGGATGACCTCTGGCGTGATATGCAGTGGGCTATCCAGCGTATCAAAGGTGAATCGCACAACATCTGTGAACTGATATGAATGTCTTTGCGTTGCAGGGGGAAACCCTTGACGCCCTGTGCTTCCGGGTGCTCGGGCAGACGGCCGGTGTCGTTGAACGGACACTGGAACTGAACCCCGGGCTTGCCGGTCACGGTGCTGTGTTACCGCACGGAACACCGGTTGAACTGCCGGATGTGGCGGAACAGCCGCAAAAAACAATGATCCGGCTTTGGGATTAATAACACCTCCACAAAGGGGGATGGGTATGAAAACGATGAAAGAACACTGGGCTGACATTCTCGACACACTCAAAAACGCCTGGCCGCAGCTGTCCGGCGTGGCGATAGCTATTTTTATCCGCTATGCCTGCCTGATTTATGACGGTGATACCCGTAAAAACAAGTGGGCGGAATGCCTGCTGTGCGGTGCGCTGTCATGGGCGATTATCAGCGGCGCGGAGTTTATCGGCATTCCGAACGGTGCCAGCGGCATGATCGGCGGCGCGGTCGGGTTTTTAGGTGTTGAGAAGATACGCGACATTGCACACCGCATGATTAATAAACGACTGGGAGACTGATTAATGTCACGAGGTATCAGAAATAATAATCCGGGCAATATCCGGCACAGTAAATCGAAATGGCAGGGTTTGGCCGGTGTACAGACTGACAGTCAGTTTTGTACGTTTATTGCGCCGGAGTACGGCATTCGTGCCCTGATGAAACTGTTACGCACCTACTCAAAATACCAGGGAAAACTGGGGATGGGATGCGGAAAAATTGATACCGTGGAAGAGATTATCGAACGCTGGGCACCGGCTGCGGATAATAATCACACGGAAAACTATATTACCCGTGTCTGCAAAGAGACCGGCTTCCGCCGTGATGCCTGTTTAGACCTGCACGACAAAGACACCGCTGTCGCGATGGCAAAGGCCATCATTCAGGTTGAAAACGCCTCGCAGCCTTATGCTGCTGATGTATTTGAAAAGGCGTACGCACTGTTATGACAACCAAAGCCCGCATTATCTCGCTGCTGTTCAGCCTGCTTATTGCGGGCTTATTATCATTCAGCCTGAAGCATTACTACGACAAAGCCGGACGGCTGGCCGGTGAAAACGCCGCGCTGAAAAAAGACCTCGACCGGCAGGCCGGGATTATCACCGCGCAGTCATTTGAATTTAACCGGTTTAACCGGATAGCGCAGGTTGCCACGCAGAATAACATCACGCAGCGTGCCGCCTCGGAGGAGCGCCAGATTGAATACCGCACCATTCTTAAAAACACGCCGACCTGTGGTCTGCCTGTGCCTCGCGCTGTTTCTGACGGCCTGCTCGGCGACACGCACCGTCTACGTGCCCGCACAATGCACCCCGCTGCCGGACTCACTGACAAAACCGGTGCCGCCGTCCCTGCCGCCCGGACTCTGACCTACTGCGAACTGCCGTTGTGGATTGATTTGCTGATCGCGGATCTGGATGAGGCAAACACGCAACTGGACGGCATCCGCGCCGCCGAAAAGGCAAGACAGCATGAACAAACTCAACAGCATTAAAGACACTCTGTGCCGGAAGATTCCGTACCTGAAAGCGAACCCGGAAAAACTGTATCTGTTCGTGGATGACGGCGGCATTTTTGCCACCAATGAACCCTCCCTCTCCTACGAATACATTTACAGCCTGAATATTATTCTTGAAGCCTTTCCCGGTGATCAGAATATTGTCTTTGCCGTGGTGGTCGAATGGGTAAAACAGCACCAGCCGGATATTCTCGCCAACCCGGACAAACGCGCCAACGGCATCCGCTTTGAGGCCGATATTCTCAACAGTCAGACCGCCAACATCAGCATTGACCTGAAACTGACAGAGCGGATTATTGTTTCTGTACAGGACGGTGCGTACCGCGTTGAAGCGGTGCCGGAGCCGGAAAACCCGATGGACAGCTGGGAATACCTGAATGTCAGAAAATAGTCTTGATGCCCTGAATCATGAACTCGCCGGGCTGCTGGCCCGGGTCAGCCCTGCAGAACGGAAAAAACTGTCGCGGGCGATTGTCCGTGATCTGCGCAAAAGCCAGATAGCCCGCATCCGGGAGCAGAAAAACCCGGACGGCAGCGCCTATACCCGGCGTAAGGCACAGTTTATTACCGTGCAGCGCGAGATGCGTTTTATCTGGCGCGGACGTGAGCGGCGGCTGAAGAACTGGCAGCAGAACAAGCGTCTGATCACCGGCACCGATATTGATAAAAATGCACAGCGCTCATTTCGCAAGGGTGATATTCAGCGGTTCACAGCCATTAAAAAAGACCGGATAAAAGTCAAAGGCAAAAGTAAACAGACCCGCATGTTTAAACGCCTGGCAACTGTCCGTTACATGCGCGTGTTCTCCAGTGAAAACGAGGCGGCGATCTTCTTTGCCCCTGCCGCCGCTAACATTGCTGCAGTACACCAGTTTGGTCAAAAAGAACGGTTACGCAATCTTGATATTCAGTACCCGCAGCGTGAACTGCTGGGCTTTTCGCCTGATGATACCCGCAGGATTGAAGCGGCTATTATCGACTTCCTCGCATCCTGATGTTGTATCAGCCTGACATACAACACTGAGCCGGTGCATTAATCCCCGGTTCGGTGGCAGGCTGTCCACATGAGCGCAAACACCCAAATCGCGGAACTCCTCCGCCTTATCAGAAATATCATCCGTACCGGCGTTGTCACCGCTGTTAAAGTCGGTCGCGGCTGTCGTGTACAGACCGGCGATCTGGAAACAGACTGGTTGCCGGTTGTGACACTGCGTGCCGGAACCGCCCGCAGCAGCTGGATGCCGTCAGTCGGTGAACAGGTGGTGATCCTGTCTGTCGGCGGCGAACTGACCACGGCGGTTGTACTGCCGGGGCTTTTTTCTGATGAACATAACGAGCCGACCGCCTCACTGACAGCAAATAACGTTACCTATCCTGACGGCGCGGTGATCGAGTACGAACCGGCAACCGGCGCTCTGAAAGCGACCGGCATCAAAACCGCCATGATTGACGCGGCTGACAGTATTACCGCGACTTCACCTGTTGTGATTGTGAATGCCGAAGAGAATATCCGGCTTGTCACCCCGACGGTTATCTGCTCTGACAATCTGACCTGCGCCACGCTGAATGTGATGAAAGGCGGCGAAATGTCCGGCAGTTTTAAACACACCGGCGGGACATTCTCCTCAAACGGCGTGGTGATTGATAAACATGACCACGGCGGCGTAGAGCGCGGCGGAAGCCGGACGGATGGTCCGCAATGAAATATTACGGATTTAATGCCCTGACCGGCAGCGGTATCACGGATATTGAGCATCTCCGCCAGTCGGTGCGCGACATTCTGACAACGCCGGTAGGCTCCCGTATTGCCCGGCGTACTTACGGCTCCTTGCTGTTCCGCCTGACCGATCAGCCGGATAACAAAGCGCTGCGGCTGCAACTGATGTCCGCCTGTTATTCCGCCCTGCTGCGCTGGGAGCCGCGGATTCAGATCCAGCAACTGACGATTTCGTCCCCGCAGCCGGGCAGCATTGTGATCGACCTGTCCGGGGTGTACGCCGGAACCGGCCAGCCGTTTTCCTTTTCCGTGCCACTGAGGTAATCATGCCAACCATCGACATCAGCCAGTTACCGCCGCCGGACGTGATCGAAACGTTAGATTTCGAACAGATTTTCACTGAGCGCAAAGCCGCCTTGCTGGCCTCTCTGCCGGAAGAACTGCGAACACCGGTCGCCCGTGTCCTGCAACTGGAATCCGAGCCACTGACCAAGCTGTTACAGGAAAACGCCTACCGGGAATTACTGCTGCGCCAGCGCGTCAATGAAGCCGCACGCGCCTGTATGGTGGCTTATGCCTACGGGGCGGATTTGGATCAGCTGGGCGCGAACAACAACGTTCCCCGGCTGGTTATCCGGGAGGCTGACGACACCGTGATCCCGCCACTGCCGGCCGTTTATGAATCAGATGCTGATTTCCGGATGCGTATTCCGCAGGCATTTGAGGGAATGAGCGTTGCCGGGCCGGTCGGTGCGTATGTTTTTCATGCCCGCAGCGCATCAGGTCTGGTCGCGGACGCCTCGGCAATCAGCCCGGAGCCTGCCTGTGTGACTGTCAGTGTGCTGTCACGCGAGGGTGACGGTACAGCACCGGCGGAACTGCTGACCCTCGTTGATAAGGCGCTGAATGATGAGAATGTGCGCCCGGTGGCTGACCGCGTGACCGTGAAATCCGTGGAAATTATCAATTACACCATTGATGCGGTGCTTTATCTGTTCCCGACACCGGAATCCGAACCGATTGAAGCGGCAGCCCGGGAACGGATAGCGCGGTATGTGAAAGAGCAACACCGTATCGGCCGTGATATCCGGCTGTCAGCCATTTACGCCGCCCTGCATGTTGAGGGAGTTCAGCGCGTCGAACTGAAAAGCCCGGCAAAAGATATCGTGATCAGCAATACCCGGGCATCATTTTGTACCGATGTGACAGTGACGGTCGGGGGTTCTGATGAGTAGCCGCCTGCTGCCGACCGGCTCCAGCCCGCTGGAGCTTGCCGCCGCTGAAGCCTGTGCAGAAATCCAGCGCGTGCCGGTACCGCTAAAAACCCTGGTCAATCCTGATACCTGTCCGCTGCATCTGCTGCCGTATCTGGCGTGGGCGTGGTCGGTTGACCGCTGGGATGCTGACTGGCCGGAGCGGACAAAGCGGGATGTTATCAAAGCGTCAATGTTCGTTCATAAACATAAGGGCACCATCGGGGCGCTGCGGCGTGTTGTGGAGCCGCTGGGTTATCTGATCAGCGTTACTGAGTGGTGGAAAACCGGTGACCGGAACGGGACATTCCGCCTGACGGTCGGCGTGTCGGAAACCGGCATCACCGAAGAAACCTATTACGAACTTGAACGCCTGATATTCGACGCAAAACCCGTCAGCCGTCACCTGCTGGGGTTGTCTATCAACCTGAGCACATCCGGACATTTTTACTGCGGTGCCGCCACCAACACCGGCGACACGCTGACTGTTTATCCGTATATCCCGGAAACGGTACGGGTGGAAAGCGCGGACTATTTTGGCGCAGCCCTGATAACCATTGATAAAGTGAGAGTAAACCCATGACAGCAAAGTATTTCGCTATCCTGACGAACTACGGCGCGGCACAGCTGGCGAATGCTGTCGCGCTGGGTACGCAGATGAATATTTCCGCTATGGCGGTCGGTGACGGCGGCGGCACGCTGCCGGTTCCTGACCCGGCACAGACAAAGTTAATCCGCGAAACCCGCAGGGCGGCAGTCAATCAGGTATCTATTGACGAGAAAAACCCGAATTTCATCATTGCCGAACAGGTGATCCCTGAAAATGAGGGCGGTTGGTTCATCCGGGAAATCGGCCTGTTTGATGATAACGGCGGTCTGATCGCGGTCGGTAACGCCCCGGAAACCTACAAACCGAATTTACAGGAGGGGTCAGGCCGGACACAGGTTATTCAGATGGTGCTGATGGTCAGCAGCACACAGGCCATCACACTGAAAATTGATCCGTCTGTGGTACTGGCGACGCGGGAGTATGTGACAAAAAGCATTGATGCTGCAATTCAGGCATCAGAGGACAGAGCCGCACAGACCTATCAGCCGAAAGGTGATTACGTCACCAATCCGTATTTAAAAATCGAACTGCTTAAGAAAATCGATAAAGCCGATATCGCACAGCAGTTGGGAAATGATACCGGCAAAGTGGTGTCACAAAATCTTCTGACCACAGAACTCGGCAAAAAAGCCAGCGTTGCTGATGCCAACAGCAAACTCGCCAAAGACCAGAACGGCGCAGACATCCCGGATAAACCGAAGTTTATCGAAAACCTTGGT